GATCACAAGGCAATCCTTAGGTGGGTGAAATGGCCAAAAGGTACGCCTACAGGTGACGCGCTACGCGAATGGCTTGCGTCCTTTGAGCAGAAACCTCAAACAGCCGCGCCAGAACTGGACATGGCGAAAATCAAGGCGGAAGGATTCGGGCCTGAAGCTCATGACGAGGATCCAACTGCTCATACCAAGATGGTCACTTGATTTTGATCGTGCTATAACAGCGATGCCGTGCTCTAGGACATTTGGGCCTAGGGAGCCTTCGGGCTAAGGGATCGAGGGACTAGCCAACCTCTGGTAACAAAACACGGTGCTCTTAGGAGTGGCTACGCAACCCACTATCCCCGCGACGGACGTGGCCACTGCGTTGTTTGAGCGGGAGTCCTTTTGCTAGCCAATCGGCGCTGCTCACTCCGAAGGATCATCGGTACTCTTTTGATCCACTTGAGAGCCCCGTCCTAGGCGGGGTTTTCTTGTGTCAGCCACTGAGTTTGGCGATAGCCCGACTCAAGTACCAAGCAGCCTTCTGCAAGTCCTGGACTGCATCCTCCTTGTGCCAAGCCCGCAGCAAGTACTTGAGCGTTTGCCCCACCAAATAACCAGCAACTGGCTCAGGGGCACCAGCGACTACGTCCTCAATGATCTCGATCGCCTCTACCCGACCCTTGGTGTAGTGAGAGGGAGAGTTGACCTGATCACTCATGGGATCTTGAACGGCACAGCCGGCCCAGTGCTAGTCGGCAACTCTGGCATTGACTGATCAATCTGGGTTGGAATCATCTCAGTCACATTGCCTGTGATGTTGCCGATCATGTCGGCGGTGTAGTTCTCAATGATTTCAGGGATACGGACAAAAGCAATTGCTGACGCCGCGATTAAACCGCCTGACATCACAAAGGATGCCACAGCCATCGCGTTGAATAGTTTTTGCACTTGCAAGAGAGCTAAGTACTCTCCAACATGTTACGTCGCTCGTAAATACGCTTCAGCGCGAGGCATTCATTAGCGCGTTGGTGTTGACCAAACTGTTCAAACACCATTGCCCGTGCGTTCTCGTATCTAATCGCAGTGGGCAATAGCTCGGTCGGGACGCGAGATCCCATTGGGGAAAATCTGTTGCCGTTGAGTTTGACGCTCATGGCGAGATAGCTAAAGAAAAACCCCCTCCTGCTGTGTGAGAACCAGGAGGGGGAGCAGCTCTGCAGTTAAAAGGTAGCTCAGAAGCTGTATTTGGCACCCAGCTTGGTGCCAATCGAAAGCTCATCGCCAGTGATGCCGCTCAGCTCTCCGTAAACAGAGACCTTTTCAGACGCCTGGATTGAACCGCCAAACTTGCCAGCAAACTCAACCTCGTTTTCGGCACCGTTGGGCATCACAATCGCAGGACCACCCTGGATGTAATAGCTGTAGGCACCTGAAGAGCCCTCAAAACCAATATCCAGGTTGAGCGTTCCGCCCAGATAGTCGTCGCCGTAATTAGCGCCGTTGTACTCCGGGTTCACATAAACGTCTGCGAGCGCAGGAGATGCCAGCGCAGCTGCTGAAACGGCGACACCACTCGCAATGAGAGTTTTGAGCATGGGAAAGAGAATTAACGTTTTCCCTGGCCACGATACTTCTTTCTTCCGTGGGACGGTTTTGAATGTGATCCATTCCCTTGTCGTGTCTTTTTTGGCTTGCTGGGAACGAAACTGTGTCCGCTAAGTGATTTAGCCATCAGATACCGTCAGTTGACTCCAAATTTTGATACTTAAGAGCTAAGCCAGTAAACAACCCATACTGCGGATGGCTGATCTGGTCACGGCCATCTAGGAAATACAACTCTTCCAGCCACAAGACTCTTGCCGCCATGGCCTGTGTGTCCTCTGCACCAGGCTTTGACGCGATCATTGGATCAGGTCGTTTCATCAGCTCATGTTGGCGGACAGTATCGCTGAAATCCTAGAGCTGCTTTCCACAAAGTAAGCAAGCAAGTCAACAGCTGATGCAGTGGTCGTTAGCGTCGGCGCAGTGCCGCCAGGGAACTTCCAATAGCTGCCAAAACTTAGTGTGCGACTGCCTGTGCTGTCCTGTAAAACCAAGATCACGCCTGACTGTCCAGCTGTCAGGTTTGTGGGATTAGCAAGCGTGCGATTGCCACCCAAGGTCAGGGTGAAGTTGTTTCCCAAGCTGAAGTCTGGTGTGACTGTTGCCCCGTCTGTCAGCGTGACGATTGATCCGCGCTGTGCCTTGGTAAAGCTCTGCGCAGCGTCGGTAACAGCATTTGCGGCAGGGTTGATCTCAACCATGCTGCCGGCTGTGTTTTTGACGTACAACCGACCGTTAGTTGCGTCCCAAGCCGGTTCTCCAACAGCAAAGCTGCCAGCTGACGGCGCAGAGGTTCCGCGCTTGAGCTGAATTTGAACAGCCATCAGAACGTACCAGCGTCGATAGTCACACCATCAATGGTTCCACCAGTAATTGCAACGCTGCTTGCCGCTTGAGTCCCCATCGTGCCAATGCCAATGGTGCTTCTAGCTGCTGCTGCGTCTGCATCATCAACCAAGCTGCGTCCAAAGCTGGTGAAGGTTGCAAGTGCTGCTGCGCCAGAGCCGGTGTAGTAAGCCAACCGATCAGCAGCTGAGCTAAGGCCAGAAATCGCCGCCAAATCAGCGTTGTAAGCCTGCACATCAGCGCCAATCTCAAGGCCAAGCGCTGCACGAGCTGCAGAAGCAGTGGTTGAACCAGTACCGCCTGCGCTTACTGCAATGGCAGTGCCATTCCAAGTGCCGGAGCTGATAGTGCCGACGGAGGTCAGCGATGAGGCAGTAACTCCTGAGCCAAGCGTGGTTGCATTGAGAACTGAGGTTCCAGCAATCTTGAACTCCATGCTGGAGGCAAGATCAATGTGCTCACTAAAGGTCCAGCTGTTAGTGCTGTTGACCCAGTTGATTGTCTTGTCAGTTGCGCCCTTAAGAGTGATACCGCCACCATCAGCCGTGGTGTCGGTGGGCGTAGAAACAGAGCCCAGCTCAAGGTTTTTGTCGTCAACCGTGACGGTGCTTGAGTTGACGGTGGTAGTGGTGCCTGAAACAGTCAGGTTGCCGCCAACAGTGACATTTCCTGTTGTCGTCAGCGCAGCGATGGTTGCTGCACTCAGGTCAACAGTGCCAGTGAATGTTTTGTTGCCGCTGATGGTCTGAGTGCCAGTCAGTGTCGTAAAAGCACCAGAGCCAGCAATGGCAGGAGTGGTGGTTGCCGATCCACCAGCACCACCTGTGCCTTTGCCGTAATAAAGGATGTCGTCTACTTCGTTGTAGGCAAGCTCAGCATTCTCCAGTGACGTAGGAGCACCAGCATTGCCAGAGGCTCGACGCTTGATCCGAATCGTGTTGGCCATTGTTAGAAGTTGCCTCCATCGGTCAGCGTTTCAGTCGTGTGGACTGTGTCTGCCTTGAATGAGTTTGACGATGCGTCGTAATACACAACGCTTTTATCCACTTTAGCGGCGGAGTTCAGTACGAATCCGACGCCAGCTGGACCTGCAGGACCAGAAGTCGTTGCTGTGACAGTGCTTGTCGCTGGAGCTTCAACGACTGTTGTCGATCCACCTGCGGTAACAGTGAC